GTTATGCCTAACATGGATGAGTTGATGGCTTTGCCTTACATGGAGCGCATTAACAACGACATAAACGCAGCGTATGGCGTTATGCCAATAGTAACAGGAAGCACAGCCGGTGTAGGTGGGTTGAATGCAGAAGGTGAACAGATATCGCTTTTTGATAGAACTGTGTTAGAAACACAACAATGTTTAGAAATGGGATTTATTAAACCATTAATGAGGTTGATGGGAATAAAAACATGGAAGGTAAAGTTTGCAGATATTAATGTAAAAAACGAAGCTACGCATTTGGCTAATATGTTACAGAAGGCAAATATAATTACAGTATTAAATAAATTAGGAATTAAGGCAACTTTGGATAAGGATGGAAATTTAAAATTACCAGATAAACCACAAGTAACGGTAACGGATGAAAAACCAGAAGTAGGAGCATTAAAACCATGAAACAATGTAAGAAGTGTATGGCAGGCGAAGTTAGAGTAAAAATAATGTCTAATGGATTTTGTCAAGAGTGTGAGCAAGAAAGGGCTTGGAATAATAAAGCAGAATACAAAAGACAATATAATAAAAATAGTAGAATGTTAATGAGACAAAAAGCTGCACAGGAAATTAATAGAAAGTGGAAAAAAAAATACGGCGATGCTTCGGTTGAAGAAGTTGCATCTTATATGTAATGGTAAGAGCTAAATTTAACGCAGCTAAAGCAAAGCATACTTTGAATATTTATAAACAGGCTAAAAATTGGGATAGTATATTTGCAGAAGCAATGGATACAATAAAATCAGATGTTGAACATAATGTCGGTTATTATATTAGTCAGACTGGAATAAAAAGAGTTACAGGACAGTTAGCAGATTCAATTAAAGTTACAACTAAAGGTAACTCAATTGTAGTATCAAGTGACCATCCAGCAATGGCTTTGATAGAATATGGCGGTCCTAGTCCGTTTCCTAATTGGAACTCTAAGACAATAAAAGAATATGCTAGACACTATGGTAAGCCTGCTTTTGTTGTTGCTAGAGGCATTTATGAGAATCAACCGTTTGCAGAAGCAAGACAGCCTATATTTTTGGCAGTAAGTGAATCAATGTCAGACTTGCGTAAAGAGACTAGAAGGATAGCTAAAGCAAGAGCAGGCAAGTAGTTTCCGGAAAGTTTAGATTACTTATATACACGTAGCCAATCTTAGGCTGTGGCAGACGCTAATACTAACTGGAAAGTTTACCGACCTGAGTGGTACAACGACAGAATCTTAGAAACGTATATTAGCTCGCCTATTATTGATAAACAGAACGACAAGATAGGTACCGACACGATTAAAGAGTCCATGGATTTCTATATGAAATACGGAGTTTATTCATACAAGCATGAGGAGATGCCAGTAGGGTTACCTCTTGCATATAAAATTAAAGATGGTAAAGTTAAGATACGTGTAGGCATACACGACAAACTTCCTATGCATACTAGAGTATGGGATGAAATGAAGATTTACGGCGACAAGGCTGGCTCCTCTATTAGGGGAGAAGCTGAAAAACAAGAGAAAGTTTGCGAAGGAGAGGTCTGCCACAACAACATCTCCGAGCTGTCTCTTTGGTCTGTATCTTGGGTTGGCAACAAACCAGCTAACCCAGAGGCTGCAGTTACCTCAGTAACGGCGGCTAAACAAGAACCTGAACCTGTTAAAGTGACAAAGCAGATAACGTTAGATGATGTACAAGGAATGGTAGACAATGCTTTGGAAAAGAAACTAGGAAGGCGCGGCGGTCAATGGTGTATATTACATCATAGGACTCCCGGAAAGATAGGCAAACCTATCAAAGGAGCTTGTCACCCTACTCGTAGACAAGCAGAACGTCAACACGCAGCAATGAATGCTAGAAGGTTTGGTACTGCAAGAAAGAAGATTGATGAAATATTAGAAAAGTATTTTAAAAAAAAAGAACCTTGTGAAGCAGGATATGAAATGATAGGGACTAAAATGATGGGGGGCAAGAAAGTTCCCAATTGTGTTCCTTTAAAAAAAGCTGATTATCAAGGTAGGAAGGTTGAATTAAACAAGCCTTTTCGGTTGAAGGGTGAGAATAAGAAATTTGGGGTTTATGCAAAAAACGAAAAGGGTAATACAGTACAAGTAAAGTTTGGAGACCCTAAAATGGACATTAAGCGAGACAGTCCTGACAAACGTAGGAACTTTAGGTCAAGACATAACTGTGATAGTCCCGGACCTAAACATAAGGCAAGGTATTGGTCTTGTAAGATGTGGAGTTCTAAGAATGTATCTAGTATATTAGGAAAGATAGATGACCACATATGGGACATAGCAGGTCTTAGCAAATGCAAAGTACAAAAAGGTTATGAATTAGTAAAAAGACCAAGAAAAAGAGGTAGATTAGGCGGACAAAGAGGTTCTTTACGCGGGCGCAGAGGTAAAGGTCCAACTAAAAATGAATTTGAAAATTGTAAAAATAATACTAGAAAACTAAATGGATATTACGGTCAGAAGATAGCAAAGCCTGAAAATTTCTGCGGTAAGTTATGGTGGAAGCCACAATTAATTATGGAAGGTTCTCGTAAATACAATCCAGATAGGCCTAGGACTGGAGGTTTAACGCCATCTAAAGTAATTGATAGGTCTGGATTTGAGTTTAGAAGGGCTATGTTTTCACCTGAAGGTCCAAAAGGTGAACAGTTAACTCCAAAAAACATTAGAAGAATACTTGGCGATAAGGGTAGAGCTGGTGCAAAACGACGCGGTCCAAGAACTCGTTCTGGTGGAAGAACAAGATATAACGTATAGGTTTCCGGAAACTTTGAATTACTTATATACCCTTTTCTGAGTGTATATACATGACAGATTGCACTTGTAGCGATGAACAAGCAAAATCTACCGACGAGGAAATCGTTGAAACAGATGATGTAGAAATTGTCGCTGGATTAGACGAGCCAGTTGAGCTTGGCAAAGAGGAAGCATTGATGAAAGATATGGAAATGACTCTTGCTAAGCTAAAAGAAGTACTCGCGTACCTTGAAAATATGGGCGAAGAAAAAGCCGAAGAAGACGAGGAAGAAGAGGAAGAAGAACCTGAAGAAGAGGAAGAAGAAGACGAAGAAAAAATGATGGAAGAAGACAAACCAAAGAAAAAGTCTGAAGGAACCATTGATGAATTAGAAAAATCTTTAGCAACCTTGAAGAAACACGGTATTAACGTTTATACAGGAAAGAAAGCAACACCTGCTCCAGCACCAAAAGCTGAAGAACAAAAGGAAATTGACTTCTTGAATGTATCAAAATCCTTAGAGGAGATAGACAGAATGGCAGAAAAACATAACATAGTGGAGGGATTCTAAAATGGCTGGAATGAGTTTTGAAGACTACGTCAATGCTTACTACAAAGGCGGATTAGATATCTCCAAAAGATACGGAATAAGAAAAGACAATTTGACAACAGGCGACGCAATGTACTTTAATGTAATGTACGGAGCATCTGTTTTCAATCAGTTAAACACAAAATCTGATGTATTCAAGCTTTTTAGAAAAGAAGGTTGGACACAATCTGGATGGAGAACATTAACTGCAAGAAGTGCAGCAGCATCTAATATTGGTGTAGCAGAAGGAGCAGGATTTGGAACATCTGATGTACCAGACCTTTACGAAATGGAAGCTACTATCAAAGAAATTGTAAGTCCTTACACAGTTTCTACAAGAGCAGCTATTCTTTCTGAAGCAGACGATGGAGTAAAAGGTCTAGCAGCTTTCCTAAGAGCGCAAGCAGCAGAGGCACACTCTTTCTACATTGACCAACACTTATGTGCAGATTACGCAGCAGTTGCAGTAGCAGGAAGCGACGTAAACTTTACACCATTGACACGTATTGTAAGTAACTACGCTCAAGTAGGCGCACGTTCAGGAACTGCCGCAGCAGAAGTTAATGTTTACAACTTAGCTCGTGATAATGATGCTACAAGACAATGGGCAGATGCTTATGTTAATGGAGCTGGTGGAACAAACCGAGTATTGTCATTGGATATCCTTGACACAACAATTCAAAATGCAATAGAAAATGGAGCTTCATACGACAATTTAATTTTATTAATGGGTCACCAACAGTTGACTGAATTAAAACAATTAATTACAGCAGGCAGTAGTAACGCTACTTGGAGAATGGCATTAGAGTCACAAGCTCCAAAAGGAACAAATGGAGTTACTTCACAACCCGGTATGAATTTGGACCAAAGAATGGGATACTATGACAGCATTCCAATTTATGCAACACAACACTTGGCTACAGGAATGACTGACCAAAGTGGTGGAACTTCAATGGGACCAATTCTATTGTTAGATATGGAACACTTGTACATGAAGATAGCAGCACCAACAACTTTCTTAGCACAAGAAGATTTGGCAAACGTGCAAGCATTGAAGAGAAATTATGCTTTCATGACTGCTGGTGAATTAATTTGTACTAAATTTGCATCACAAGGACTAATTACGGACTTGAAACAATAATCGGAGCTATGATATCATGGTTACGATTAGGTACAAAGGGGATAAGCCTACTCACGTTAGGACTGATGGTGGGCGCAGCATTGCGTTCCACCTCGGTGAAGTCCACACGTTTGACGAGAATAACAAACGGTTCGAGGGATTTGTTAAGAGGTTACTTGCCCAGCCAGATGTCTTTGAAGTCCAAACTGAAGTTGGGGCTAAGAAGGTCGGCAAAGGGGTTAGAACTGGCCGCAAACCTTCTCGAAGCAAAACCCAAAAAAAAGTAGACGCAGCACTTAAAAAGCCCAAGGGCCTTAAGAAAGGCAAGGGGAAAGCTAAGTAATGCCAACAAACGTTGTAGACAAAACTAGAATAAGTAATAGTTTACAGTCAATGACTGTTAGTAATGCAGCCGTAGGTCTTAGTGGTAGTGCAGTAGTAGTCTTAGATGTAATTGATGCAGAGGCTTTTGAAAGAGCTACTGTTCAGATACGCAATGAAGGCGAAGGTGCAACAATTACTGCAAAAGTATATGGAAGTCTATTTGGTGCAGATGTTCATGGAACAGTAGGTGGAGGTCACTGGGTACAGATTGGTGATGACATAACTATTGCTAACGATTCAGCAGCTATGAAATCTATAGCAACTACAGGATTAAAATTTGTAGGTGTGACAATGTCAATAGCATCAGGCACTCCTACGTTTAATGCAGGTAATTGTCTAATGTTCTTGCAGGGGACCATTTAGTGAATGGCTTCTCCTATATACTCTGAAATTGTCTTCGTAAGTGAGGTGGCCTAATGGCTACATATAATTCCGCTGGTAGCGGTAATTTCAACGCAGACGCTACTTGGACTGAATCAGGTCAACCTTCAACAGATGACGTAGCAGTAATTGCTAGTGGTCACACTGTAACTATGACTGCTGATGATGCAGTGGGTTCAATAGACATTCAAGGAACTTTAACTACTGATGGAACTGCTAGAACATTGACATTAGACGATGGTGGTCAAGGTTATATTTGTGAACACAGAGGAACAGTATCTACAACTATTAATTTAACGATTAACAGCAATTTTGCTGGTGACAGACTTATTAGATTAAACAATGGTGGCAATGGTAATTTTAATAATGTTATTATTACTTTACAATCAACATCAAGAAAACTTACGATAGGCACAGAAGCAGCTTCAATAGATGGAACTTTTACAGTTACAGCAGGAATTTTAGATACTGCAAATTATGATTTAGATACTGGTTCTACAGGTCATTTAAATGGAAATGGAACTATAAAGACAGGTTCAGGAACTTATTCAACAGGCGGAGCTTGGTCTATAGCTAACACACAATTACAAGTTGACGGTGGAACTTTTAACATTGGAAGAAGTAATGACGAAACAATGGGTGGAGCTTGGGATTGTAATAATAAGTCCGCAGCAATAGCAACTCATAAATTTAGCTCTAGCATAAGTATGACAAATGGAACTGCTTTAGTTGCAGATAATTCAGCAGAAAAAATAATTGTTACTGCTACATCATTAGGAACTGCAACCGTTTATGGGCCTTTACAAGGTAGAATTAATTTAGTTACTAACAGCTCAGGTAGCAAAGACTTTGTATTGAAAGAAGACCTTACTGTTAACGGTAGGATTGTAGTTTCAGGTTCAGGAGAGTTTAGAACTTACGATGGTTCTAATACTTATGATTTGTTAGTAGATGGAGCAACGTTTCACAGCAGTAATGGCGGTTCTGCTTATAGTTGTTTAGACATGACAAATTCAGCTAAATTTTTAAGTGGTAGTTCTAATGTTATTTTAGATGCAGCTTTAGGTTCTAACCTTTGTGATGTTGGAACGTTTGATTCAGGAACAACAGGTTGGACAGCTTACACTGACACAACAATTACTAATGATAGTGGAGCTGTTAAAATAGTAAAAGATGATGCTTCAAGCGATAATAAAGGTGGATATTTTTATTTAAATGCAAGCACTATGTCTATTTCAGAATTAACGCTTGGTAAAGTTTACAAAGTAACATTTGATGCTAAAGTTAGCACGGGTTCATGTAATGTAAAGTGGACAACACAAACATCAAGTTTACCATTTGGAATAGGTAACGAAACTCCAGCAGCAGCAGCAGGAAATAATACAAGAGCTGAAGCTTTGACTGCTACTTCGTATGAAAAAAGAGTAGCATATTTTGTAGCAGGATACACAACAAATGCATATTTGTATATGACATCTATGTCTACTGGACAGATTTTACACATTGACAATATAACTTGTCAAGAAGTTATGGCTAATGGTTCTGGTGGTTCAGCAGGACATAAAATGAGTTATGGTTTAGATGTAAGTTCTACATCTACAGCTTGTGATTTAGGAACTGGATTCTATTACAGTTGCGGAACAAGATGGGCAGGTCAAAACCATACTAAAACATCAGGAAGATTCTGTGCAGGTTCAGGAGATTCTACTGAATATTTTTCAGGAGGTGGAAACAGTTTGAGCCTTGGAACTACCGACATTATATTTTTAACAAATGCAGGAGCTACAACTTCTATAGGATGGAACATTAGCACTACGACTTGGGATTGTCGAGGATTTTATTTTTACTGTTCTAGTGCAAGTCATTGGCACGCTTATTGGAATCATGATTCAGCACCAACCATAAACAGTCCTACATCTTCAACAGCTACAAAAATTCATACTTATGATTGTGATATGTTTATCTTAAAAGGTAAATTTAGAACTCAATATCCTTCAGCAGATAAATATTCAGTAGGTATTGTTTGCACTGGTGATGTTAAAATATTTGACGATGCAGAACTAGAAACACATCAAGATGCTTATACTTCAGGAACAAGTTGTGACCATTCTTTTGGAACTATTACGGTAAATAGTGGTGGAACTTATAAAGCAACAAGCAAAACTACAACTATAACTGGCCCTTATATAGATGACCATTTTTTATATCAAAATGCAGGAACATTTACACACAATAATGGAACTGTTAAATTATCATATACTAGTTATGCAAATGTTACAAGCGGTGGTGACGCATTTTATAATTTAATTAGTGATGTTAATCACGGAGCTTATGTGGGTATTCAAATTATGGATGCACTT